ATTTATCGCAGTTGACAATAGTGCTCCTTTGATATATGTTGAACACAGAGATGATTGGGTTAACCCACTCCGTGATGTCATAAAACAGTACGAAGAAGAAAACACATCTGTCAAGTTTTAACTATTATAAATAGTAGTTATGATTAAATTCAAAGATATTAAGAGAACAACTATATCTGAGTCTCCATTGAACTTTGGAGAAATAATTCGTCCAGACCGTTCTTTCCGTGCGGACTTGTTTATTAAAAAAATGAAACTTGGAGAACCCTTTGAAGGCACTAACGGAAAACCAGTTATAATAAAATATGATAAAAAAATAGAAGATGCTATAACATCTGGTTCTAGTAAAGGATTAGGTTTAAGACCACTTGAAACTCAAGACGGAAATTTTATTTCTTTTGGTAAATTAAAAAAGAATACTGAGTTTGGTGGTGGTGGTCGTGGTTCTGGTGGTGGTTCAGACAACACTCGTGCGACTGAGTCTGCACAATGTGTTTATTTAAAATTAATCTTTGATAATCCTAACACAAAATTCACTCCCGAAGAAATTAGTGCAACTTATTCTGAAATGTCTGGTAATGTAGATGCAACTGGAGAAGAAGTATTACTTAAAGATGAAGACTGGATTAGGTCTTCAACAATTTGTGCAAAATTATTACATCGTGCATTAGGTAAAAGTAAAAAACCTTACACCTTTCATCGTGGTTCTAGTTGGGTCACTGGACTTGAAAATAAATGGAAAGAATTAAATCGTGAAGAAAAACTATTTAAAAATATAAACAAATGGAGTCCCGCAGACATTTATGCAGTTGCAAAACGTTCAGAAACTAAGTATAATATTCTTGATGCAGAAAGTATTGCAGAAATGAATAACGAATTATTAAAAGCCTTTATTGCAAGAGACATATTGGGAATATCCCTTAAAAAAATTGGTAAAAAAGCAAAGTTAGTTCAAGTAAATGTTGGTAGACCTTTTAAAGAACCAGAGTTTAGTTCAGTTAGTTATGGTAAAAGAGATTACTTCAAAGCAAAAGACGGTTATTTATTAGGTAAAGATATTGAAATACAATTTAGAACCTTTCCAACATTCCAATGTGAAATCATTGGTAAGAAAGCAAAACATGGTAAAGTATCATACGGTGGTATCAGTGATGCAATGAATGATGCAGTCGGTAGAGAACTTACTAGTAAAAAAACCTTAGAAGCATTATATAAAAAAGACCCGAAGACATTCTTTAAACAATATTACCAAAAGTATTCTAAAACTTATAAACCATTATCAGAAAAAGAATTTATGTCTAATCTAAAAGGTAAAAGTGTTGATTGGTTAATGTCAAAATATATGGTCACAGAATTATTTACATCTATCAAAGGGAAAGAACAACAAGTGTTTGTGGACTTATTCAGAAATGCAAAATCACAATCTAAAAATTCCGCAGCTCATTTAAAAATACAATGATATCATTTGCAGAACACATAAAAGATATAGACGAGGGTGTAAACGACCCCGCAATATTCAAAGCAATATTCCTTGCGGGTGGGCCTGGGTCTGGTAAAACATTTATTGTTGGAAAGACTGGACTTACTTCTTTAGGTTTTCGTGTAGTCAATAGTGATACTGCATTTGAAAAGGCACTAGAAAAAGCAGGTCTTGAAATGAACCCTGATAATATCTTCTCAGTAAAAGGACAAGGAATACGAGATAGAGCAAAAGAACTAACTGCAAAACAACAAGGTTTATATATCAAAGGTAGACTTGGATTGGTCATTGACGGTACTGGAAGAGACTCAGAAAAGATACTTAAACAGAAAAAGTTGTTAGAGGGACTTGGATACAGCACCGCAATGATACTTGTAAACACCGATAAAGAAACTGCACTCAAAAGAAATGATGCAAGACCTAGAAGATTAGACCCAGATGTAGTAGGAGATATGTGGGACGAAGTTCAGAGAAACTTAGGTGAATATCAAAAGAAATTTAAAACTAGATTAATTATAGTTGACAACTCAGAAGGAAAAGACTATAATAAAGAAACACTTCGTGCATATAGAATAATGAGTAGATTTGCAAAAGCAAAACCAATGAACCCAATCGCAAGGACATGGATTGCAACACAGAAAACTCAGAAAGAAGAATACGTTGCAGAGGATAAACAATTACTTGCAAAGATAAAAAAGAAATACAATCTGACTGCAAAACAATTATCTTATATTGCAACACTACCCGTTCCAGTGTTAACAACTATCTTGAATAATTCTTTGAGTCTGATACAATACTTAGTTATGAGTAATGACACACCATTTACTAATTTTATTACAGAACAAAAGAATACTCACATGACTCACATAGAAGATAAGGTACTATATGGTGGAGTCAAAGGTACAAGAGAGGCTATCAACGCACTACGTAATATAAGAGACATGCTTGCGGGTAAATCATCAAGTAAACTATCTACCAAATGGGACGGTGCTCCCGCAATCTTTTGTGGTGAAGACCCAAGAGACGGCGAGTTCTTTGTTGCAAAGAAAGGAGTCTTTAATAAAAATCCAAAGGTTTATAAAACAGATGCAGAAATAGACGCAGATACATCTGGAGACCTTTCAGATAAATTAAAACTTGCATTGAAACATTTAAAACCACTTGGTATAAAACAAGTAATACAAGGAGACTTCTTGTTTACAAAACAAGACTTAAGTAAAGAAAAAATAGACGGTAAATCATATCTTACCTTCCACCCTAATACTATCGTTTATGCAGTAGAACAAGGTACAGAAGCCGCAAGGGTAATTAACAATTCTAAGATAGGTATTGTCTGGCACACTACTTATACGGGTAATACTTTTGAAGATATGAAAGCATCTTTTGGAGTGAAGAACCCACCGAAATCTAAAAATGTCTGGGGACAAGACGCAATGTTAACAGACGCAAGTAAAGCAACCATGAGTGAAAAAGAAACTGCAGAGGTGACTCAACACTTATCTACTGCGGGTTTTCTATTTAATAAAATTGCGGGAGACACTCTAAGAGAACTAGAGAAGAACCAAAAACTCGCACAGACTATAGAACAATTTAACAATACTTTTGTAAGAAAAGGTGAAATGTTTGGAAATAGTAAAGCACATACAAATAAATTAATTAAATTTATTCAAAACAAATACAAACAAAGGATTGATAAAAGAAAAACTGAGAAAGGAAAGGGTCGTCAAAGAGATAAACTAGATGAACTTCTTAAGTTTTTTTCACCCCAGAATAAACAATCTCTTGAGAATATGTTTGAATTACAGAAACAATTAGTCTTTGCAAAACTCAAACTTATAAATAGATTAAACAGTATTAGTAATATTGACGCATTCGTTAAAACCAAAAAAGGTTATAAAACTACGGGTGCAGAAGGTTATGTCGCAATTGATAAGTTAACTGGTGGTGCGGTCAAGTTAGTTGATAGATTAGAATTTTCTTACAACAACTTCTCACCAGATATATTAAAGGGTTGGGATAAACCCAAATAAATGGGAAAGATGAAATCATTCAAAGAATTTAGTCAAGACGAAAAACTAGTGGAACAGTACAATACTGAGGCACTTAATTTTCTCCAACGATTGCAAAAATCCAGAATAATGAAAAGGATTAGACACAAAATACAACGTGGTGCAAAACTGGCCAGAAGAAAAATAGTTTCTGACCCAGATAAACTTATGAAAAGGGCAATCAAACAACAAAGAACGAATATTGCAAAGAAATTACTGAAAGGTGTTTCATTATCATCAATATCGGTTGCAAGAAAAATAGAAATTGGTAAGAAACTGGATAAGATGAAAGGTAGAATATACAAACTTGCAAAAAAACTTTTACCAAGTATTCGTAAAAAAGAAAAGAATAAATTCAAAGACAAAGTCGCATAATGTTATGGGAATTAAAAACTTTTCACAATACCTTATAGAGTCCGAAAAAGAGGTTTTCTTTACCTTCGGTAGAATGAACCCACCGACTGTCGGTCATGGTAAAGTATTGGATACTATTTCAAAAAAATCTGGTAAGAACGATTACAAGATATTCTTATCACAAGTATCTAATCCAAAGAAAGACCCACTCTCATACTCAGATAAAGTAAAACACATTCGTAAGATGTTTCCAAAACATGGTCGTAATGTAATTATTAATAAAAATATAAGAACAGCCTTTGACGCAGTCGTAGAATTATATGACCAAGGTTATCGTAAAATAAACATGATTGTTGGTTCAGATAGAGTGGGTGAGTTTGATGTAATACTAAAAAAATATAACGGTGTTAAAGGTAGACATGGATTTTATAACTTTGAAAACATTAGAGTAATATCTGCGGGGGAAAGAGACCCAGACGCAGAAGGTGTGACTGGAATGTCTGCATCTAAACAAAGAGAGAAT